TTAAAGAGAAATGGCAAAACGGCGAAATTTAAATTTGGATGATTATATAGAGGAGACCACGACCAATATTCGGGAGGATCGCGCCATGGCCAAATCATTGCTTATGGATGCGATAAGTGATATGAAAGTCTCCGATTCGGCTCGCAAGGAGCTGGGATCCATTGCCGCCAAATATGTAGAAAACCTTCAGCGCTCAAACGAGCAGATGGTCAAGCTAGCTGCCCTCCTTCAGAAACAAAAAACTGAACACTTTGGGTTGAGCGCAGACGATAAAGAACAAATATTTGATTTGTTAAATGAACAAGAGGAGTAGAGATGTCGGACGTTTCCACTGAGACCTTCACAATTAAAAATGTTAACTGCGAGTTTCTTCTGTGTTGTCCTACTGTGCTGGACTCTGCTCTCGGCAATCGTCGATTATTTAATGCCACGAGGGGTCTTTCTCATGCAATGCGTGGAATTAATTATGTTCGTCGGGCGATAATGCCTAATCCAGTCCCGGGGATAGTGGTCGGGTATCAAACCACCGCATCTCCTATAATTCAAAATCCTGCCGATGCGGCGCGCTATATGGCAGCCCAACGACCGAACTTCGAGGCGTTCAACTTTATCTATAAGGTGTACCAGCCTTGCCTATACGGCACATCGGACGGATCCCTCCTACCCAAAGATTTCGAATCTGATCGGGAAGAAATCTTTAAAAGGAAGGTGGGAGCCATGAAAGACATTACTGTTTCCTTGAGTGCTAATTCAGTGCAAGGAGCAATTCCGCCCGGCACCTATGTGAAAGTAAAATATGAAGATATCCGCCGCGCCAAAAATCCTCAGATAATAGAGATAGGTGAAAAGATTTTTGATATTGCCCTAGCGCAAGGGCCGCCTCCAGGCAATCCTTTTATTTTGGGCGGCCCTTATGGAGCGGCCGGAACCGTTGGTTCCACTGGCGCAGTTGAAGGAACACCGTTTGTTACAGAACAGGCACCTAATAATCCGGATGTGAAGGGAGACGACACGGGCCCGATTATTGGCCTAGGTCGATATTCTTCTGGCGTACGCAATGATAATCTTAAGATTCTTGAGCGCTATATGGAACAATATGGAGTTACCAATAGATACGTGAAGATTGCTATTTTGGGGGTGGTTTCAAAAGAATCGGGCCTAAAGCCCCAATCAGAGTATGGATGGTCGAACGCATCCGTTGAGCGCTCGCGGAAATTCTTTGGCGGCCGCGTAAAGATGTTCAACGATACTGAACTTAAAGCACTAATGCAAGATGATGTTCTGTGGTTTAGTCACATCTATGGGCCCAAGTTTTTCGGTCCTGGATCAAGAGGTTCTTGGGCGGACCATACGGGCGAAAGAGATGGCTACAATTACCGCGGCCGCGGCTTCAATCAGATCACTTTTAAAGCAAGTTATAGAAAATATGGCAGACTCGCAGGCCTCGATTTGGTAGGAAACCCGGACCTACTTAATGATCCAGAGCATGCAGCCAATGCTGCAGTGGCATTTTTAGTTAATGGACTTAAGAATCCGAAATCACCGGTGAAAGAGGATATCAATAATGTTTCGAGTCAGCGCGACGCCAATATCGTCGTCGCCCGCGCAAATGCTGGATGGGGGAAATCCCTCACAAACACTTCTGTGCAAGGTGCCATTAGCGCCACCAACAAAGCGAGCCACTTGTTTGTGTAAGGAAAGGAGTTGTTATGGCGATTAATGATGCATATGATGCCGATGTCTTAAACGACGTAGAAAGACAGCACTATGATGCTTTGGATGATATCGGTAAAGCTCGGTTTATTGGAGTAGGGTACCAGGGACGTAAACTTTATGATTGTCCCAAATACGATGTAACGCAGGACGACAAAGTCATTCAGAATGGTAATTCCTTTATTGTTCTTGGATACGACCGGCCACACTCTCGGGCGAGTGGATTCGGCGCAACGGGTAACAAGTGTTCGTCGATGGATATTGTGGTGGGGAGACTAGGGTACCAGGCCCGTTCTCATACACCTCTGGGCAAGGAAAAAATAGTAAGTCCTAACTTTAAAAAGGACGCTGCCCGTATTTATATTAGTCAACGAGCGGCTGTTGATGATATCAAGTATTTTGGTTTGGCCAAAGGAACCGTGGGTAATGTAAAAATGGGCGCCCCCCGATCAACGATCGCTCTCAAGGCCGACACTTTACGTTTCATTGCTCGGGAAAATATTAAGTTTGTTACCAAGACAGACAAAAAGAACTCTCAAGGAGGAAAGCTTGCTAATGCGTGGCAGGGGCAGTACGGCATAGACCTGATCGCAATGAATGATGACTCGGATATGCAACCCATGGTTAAGGGAAACAACCTAAGAGAATGTTTGAGCGAGATGATGGATCACATCAACGAACTCCGTGACAAACTGGTAACAGTGTTGGACTATCAGCGTAACTTAACCCAAACGCTTCTTACCCACACACATCGTACAATGTTTTACGGGTTAACCTCAGCTCCCGACTTTGAACAACTGATGCCCAAAGGTATTGAGTCAATGCTGAATACGGCCATGAATGTTGAGATCCCTGCAATGTCGGACGACCTTATGAAGTCAACAGAAATTGTTAAAAACTATTTATGTGCACCCGGCGGAATGCGCCACCGAAAATATATCTTGAGTAAATATAACAATACGAATTAATTATGGCGACCACATCCTCTAAAGGCAATACTCTCGATTTTGACAGCATCAATGTATTTAAGAAATTTTCTTCTTATATGCCTTGGTATGATAGCACTGGGGGTCACTATTCTGTTATTGTGCAGCCGGCTGCCATAGAATCCACAATAGAATTAGATGATACCGCGGCCCTCAAGGAGCAAGCAATAGATGCTTTTATAGAATTCTACTTGCCAGAGTTCTATCCTTTTCTATATGAAAACGGCACCGGGAGTGACTTTTTAGCTACTTATACCACCATCCGATCAGAAATTTCGGACAGCTTAGTGTTCGTTAAAAATAGTGCGACTGAATCACCTTTTCCTAGTACCACAAAGTTTTTGTTTAGTACCACCTCTGGTGAAATTAATTTTAAGCTGATTCGCTTGGGACTCTTGTCCCATGGGATGACACAAGAAGAGACCACCGCCAATATACAATCCATTGCTCGCGAGCTTCTGGTAACACGCGCCCGAAATCGAGACTGTCCTGACGATTTCGATAGTGGCCTCCCCTCATACAGTTCGGGGCTGCCATCTTTTGCTACGGCACGCACTTATTTTAACAACCAACAAGGAATCTCCGCCTCCCCTGGTACTGCGACTCAAATGTCTTTGGGAACACTTACCGAGATTATAAATGATCTCCAAATCGCACTACGATCATATGAGCAGCAGGTTAACATGTTCCCAGCACCACTTCGGATTCCCTTAAGTTTGCCGGCAATTAGATCGGACCTTAAGCGACTTCTGGGGACATTAAAAATATATATAACGAAAGACATTAACCTCTCGGGCTATGTTGTCTCTCCCTTTGGAGACGATGATACTTTACGACTAGAGTGGGATCCCCAACAGCAGATTCAATCTATAAGCTATGAGATTGACATGGGAGATGATGCGGTGGAAGAACCTCTGAAGATAGGGCTCTTCTCTTTAGTGAAATATGGTGCGGCTACAAAAGATCGGTGGCTAATGGCAACCATAGCTAATCAATATGCGATTCGAGAAGACTTTAGATCTAATAACACCGCATTGGGCCCAGGCCTGCCCTCGTTTCTTGAGTTTGTGGAAAACACCTACAGGGACCTCTTGGTCGACCCTTCTGCAAACCCAAGCGCCGGGGAAACAGCTATCAATTTCACCGGCCCCCCCATTCCTGGCGTCAACGCGGACTTATATAGTAAGGTTTTCAACGGCCGCGACCCAGATAGTCCCATCGATCTTGCCAACCCCTCAGCTTTGGCAGAAAAGATTAGTACCTTTATGACCTCCGAAGAGGTAGGGAAGATTCAGGCCGCCCTCCAAAACCCGGTGCTCCTAACTGCCATGTATAATGATTCTAAGTCGAAATCTTATACGACGAATTTTCCTCTTCCGGAAATTATTGACGAGGTAATAGAACTTATTAACGCTGCTCAAGGGATAAGTGTCCAAACTGAAGAGAGGAGAAGGATCAAAGAAGAAATCTCAGCGATAGAATCTGAAATCACTTATTATGAAGAAAATGTCATCACGCTTTTTAATGATGGAACTATGGGGGGCACAGAAGATGACCTCGCTGCGTACGCCGATCTAAAAGTAGATCTACAAAATGCCCGTAATAGACTATCAAAAGCCAAACAAGGCGGGTCATCTGCAGCAACTTCCACACCAGGCGGCGGGACGTGCGAAGGGTCTGAATGTGCCGAGGGTATTGTTGATCGGGTTTTGTCGTTATTAGGCCTCGCTGATTTAATTGCAGAGGCGCTTATTTGTACAACGATGGGAACAACCTTTTCCCTGGAGCGAATCAACCAAGCAATCGATCTAGGATTTAGTATTAAGGATTTCGTGGAAGATTACGGTTCTCCTGAGCTACCGCGTCCCATGCTTATAATGCCGGATATGCCGTCTATTAATATTTCATTTTCGATCACTGGGGACCCTCCTCTCTGGAAACAGATCCGCGATATAATACTTCAGACATTGGCCGAAGTAGCCTTTGATATTATTAAAGGCATTGCTGAACTTATCAAGCACAACTGCGATAACTTATTGAATCGTCCCGAAAACGAGGGTGAGATAGATTTAGCGAGTGCTGTGGCAAACAATCCTGTAGGTGGCAGCGCGGGGAATGGTCTTGACCCAACCTCACAAGACTTGGTTGACGAGGCCTTTGCCGCACACGGATTTGATCAAAATACAGGCTACGCTTATTTAAGTGCAATCGGCAGCCGGCTGACTCCTTTAGAGATATGTCGACTGTTCCACTCCCCTGATGCTGTCTCAGATGAGACCATCGAGAAAATTCGTTTAAGCAATCTTGAATTCGACGAAGAGAACATCCGAGCAATGCAAAGTCGAAACGAGATTCTAGGGTTCTTCCAGAGCATGGCCCAGATTGCGGATGTGTTTCAAATTTGCAATGACATTATTAATAATGTGGACATACGAGCTTCTTTTGAAAACTATTGTTTATCTTGCGACGACATAGCATCCTTGGCCGATCAGGCCAGCATCCAGAAGCTCGCCGACTTCCTAAACGGCGACGGCATTCCAGTAGACGTCCCAGAGATTGATTTCTTGTGCCCCGAGAATGACAAGTTCGTGCCCAATCCGATTGTGAGTAGGGTAATACCTCAAGTGTATAACACTCTGATTGAGAATGTTAAGATGCAGTTTGTATATTCGTTGGAAGCAGCCCGAGTTACTCTTTTGGAGCCCTTTGTTTCGGTTAATGAAAACCCAACCCTGCAGGCAGCCATAGGTGCGATTCCTCCCAAGATGCGACCACCAACCCCTCCCGCTATCGACCCAGCCTTCTTATCTATTTTGGTAGACCTTCTAAACACATTATCTAACGCTCAAATACAGATAGATCCAGATATATGTCCGGATGTAAACGTGGCAAAGTTTGGAGTCGACGTTGACGACTTCTTACCAATGTTGGGGGATTTAGCCGATATTTTGAACAATGCTTTGTCGATCCATGGAGGAACCATATCCGATGTGCAAACCAAACTGACAGAGATTCAGGATACTTTTGATAATTCCAGCGCCAATTCTATTCCCTATGTTACTTACGTTTTTCCCAAAGCTTTTAAGCGCGCTTGGGCCTCGAAGTCCCGGCAAGCTGTACCAGATTATCTAGATATAGATGGAACCGGCGATGCCAGCCGCAACGGCCGCTGGGCTGTTCGAACAAAATATCCCTATACGCCCGGCAATCCTTTGATTGGAAACCCCGGGAGCGCGACAACATATAAGTCCAACCTGAGAAATGACCGTCATTCGTCGGCCCTAGGCCGCCTCCAAATGAGATATTTCTTTCAAAACGACATGGGCTCTCTCTCAAATGAGTCCATAGCAATCCGATTTTCTTCTAATGACGATATTGGACACGGGCGCCCCATAGTGCAGCTGCGCTACCCCGCCGGGCTTCTTGAGGGCGTCAGCGCTGCTGGTTACATCGAGATAGAATCCCCGGATGAATCTTTTTCGCCCTTCTATCCCGCAGCCGGGGGGAGTGCTGGGACCAATCAGGCAGCCATTGATAGTAAATTGTCAGGAATGGGAACCGGCCCAGCCTTTAATCCCTATGCTTTTAATTTTACATATCCTCTCCTTCGGCAGCTGCAAACTCTAACTCCTGGTGCGATGAAGTGGCAGGACAGAAAGTATCTTGAGGATAAACTACAAAAACAGGTATACCCCACAGCACTTAACGGTTTAATAGAGCGTACCTTTGATTATATTTATACTCGCGGTATTTTTAATATGCCGAAGCTGATGGCACTTAACCTCTTTAAAGATAACTCAAATTGCCGGCCCACCGATGTGGGAGACCTTCTCGACGTCCGCGGAATTATTGATCAAGGAAAGAAAAATTTTAGACAGTCAGCTTGCCGAGATCCTGGCACCACACAAGAAAGAGTAAGTGACGCCTTAAAATTGTCACTTATAAATTTACTCATTCAGGTCCATATCGTTGAATTTTTAGTTAAAAACATTTTTGTTTTTGGAGCATTTAATTTTGGCGAGATTATGGATAAGTCAATTCTCAGAACCATGATGTTTAAGACCGTCGTCGCTCAGGTTGAAGATCAGTTAACTGCCGGCCGCCCCGACTTAAAAGATTTTATTTATGATCATTTTGCTATCGTAATGGAACGCAGTTCTTTGGGCCCCGATGCAGGATACCCGGCGCGCCAAGACGACGGGATTGCTCACTCTTATGCTCGCCCCCGATCGGCGGACCCGGACCTAAAAGATGGTGCTGATATTTCATCTGTGGATTTTTCTAAGCTTGTGAACTTTTTGGTAGCGGAAAGAATCAATCATACGCTTGAAGAGTGTGGAGAAACTGTTAACACGCTTCAGTCAATTAATAACGTGCTTAAGGGCGCCGGCGCGAACGAAGCCTGGGAGGATGTTTTTATTAAAGATATTATAGGTGTACGCGAGTGCCCATATGGTCGTACTTCTAAATCCGAGAATGGTAGGATCTTTTTAAGCAAATATGTATGGTGGGACAGTATTTCTAATTGGAGTGATTTAGGAGCGTGCACGGTTGATATTCCATGGAATAAATTTTCGGACGATCCTACCGTGGAGAACAGTGTTCGCTTGGCGGAAAGAAATGCCTGGGACGCCGGCCACTCCGCTCTAGTCTCCGGTCTGGGGAACGGTGTGAGTCAAGAGATTATAGACGGCGCCGTCGAAAATTATATAATTAATCATGGCCCGCGCCCCTCTTCAATCACTAAGCGGCGCATTGGCTCCTTGCGAGAGATACTGGGGGATGCTAACGGTGGTGCAATGCCTATTGAAACTCCGCGAGCTATTGATTTTGTAGATCTTATGGAAGGGATTACGGGCCCTCGCCCAGTATTTGAGGGCCTCGCCTATGGTTATAAATTGATATTTAATTATCCCTATGAAGATTCCGATTATGCGGGTGGTGCAAATTTCGATTATGATCAAGATAATAGCTTTTTTATAGAATCGTTTAAGACAACAGGCGACTCTAGAGATATAATGCGCCTCGCAATGCAAGTGCAGAAAAAGGGAGCCACTGGGGCTCAGGGAGAAGAGATGAATGCTATTCTCGATTCGGTCCAATCGGATATGATGCCCCAATCAGGCGCCAACAACGCAGGGTCCCAAGTACTAGGCGAACTGCTCACAATTGAAATGAATTCTGTCGGGACTCTCAATGCAAATACAATTGCTGATGTTATTCTTGCTGGAAACTGGGAGCCTCCCCCCGGAATGGTCTCCACTGGAGGTAGTATAGAAGATAACGTAGATGCCGGCCTTTTCCAGGTCGAAGTAGATACTCACCCCCCAACAAACCCTTGGTCAGAAGATGTTAATGCGACTACTGCGTACTCTGTTATGCAGAACTTCAATAATCACTCAACAGATCGCTATCTAGAAACAATAAAGACCCATCCGGAGTTTTCGCGGTTCATGAACCAGACATTTAATCCGGAACTTATTATGATGGTCCCCCTTCTTTATAATTTTGGTTTGACAAGTCACTTCTTCCCCGGCATCGAGAGAGACTTTCAGACCACTAAAAACGTTATTCTTAAGTTATTTGAAACAGTTGGAAACACTAATAAAACTCCTTCGATTATTCAACGGAATGCGGCCGACCGCCTAACCGATAGTTTTGGTTCATCAGGAATGAGCGATATGGATGAGAACATCCGCGAATATATCTTGAAAGCTTTAGCTTTGGCTCCCATCAAAATTTTGAAGGGTGTCGTCGAGTTAACCGACCCGCACGTGGCTATTTCTAAAATCATTAGAGATATCACCGGCCAGGCCTTTCTTCTAGTCTCGAATGCGATCGATACGGGAATCAGCCAGACGGCGGCCGGGATCACACCTTCCCCCGCCGATCCGGCATCGAGCATGCTAAAGGGAGTCCTAGAAAAGATGTCAGGAGAAGACTTGCTTGCCCTTGGTTTGTGCGGACTTAGTTCGCTTAATGCCCAGGCTGCCGCGGCCCTTCCCGATCCCCCCGGCCCTCTAGAGGCGCCCCTGCTAGGCCCTCGTCTTACTCTCGACGGCGTGGACTTTACCGGCTCGATCGCGGGAATGTTGATGATGCCGCCCGGGCCCATGGGACTTATCTATTTGCTTATCATGATCCTAGAGGGCTTGGGAGACGATCTGGACGCCGCGGCAGAAGGTGGTACTACTAGCGCCGACCGCCAAAGCAATGTATCGGACGGTCAAACTCCAAATGTTTGTTAAAAAAACATTTTTTTGATATTTATTAGGAGGGCTCATTATGTCATCTGGACTTGCACCACGATTACCTGTTACTACTAGTAGATTTGATTTGATACAAGATTATGAAGCCCTCGTGGCTCAAAATCTTAAAATGCTTATTCTTACCAACCCGGGAGAAAGGATCATGGATATTAATTTTGGGGTGGGAATGCGTAAGTATTTGTTTGAGATGAACGATGATACAACATATGCCTCGATCGCTAGCAAAATCAGGAGCCAGGTCACCCGGTATCTCTCTTTTGTGGAGATCCTTAAAATTGAATTCAACACACGCGAAGATAACCCGGATTTGTATCCTCACACCGTGCGCGCAACTATAACTTTTAAGATTGTGCCGCTGCAAGTGACAAGCTTGCTGCAAATTGATACAAATACGAACTAATTATGGGGAGGTAGATACATGGCTAAGAAGTTACAAGCAATTAATTACACCAGTAGAGACTTCGCCACAATTCGGCGAGATCTTGAAAATTTTACAAAAAGATACTATTCTAATACCTATAAAGATTTTAATGAGGCGAGCTTCGGATCCCTAATGTTAGATACTGTTGCCTACATTGGCGACATCCTATCCTTCTACGTAGACTATCAGGCCAACGAAAGTTTTCTAGAAACAGCTATTGAATACAATAATGTGGTGCGCCTATGTCGCCAACTAGGGTTTAAGCTTAACCCAAACCCCTCTTCCTATGGTGTAGTAACACTATATATCAAAGTTCCAGCGTCGGTGAGCACAATGGGCCCTGATCTTAATTATGTCCCAACACTTCAAGCCGGCTCAGAATTTTCGTCCGAGGCGGGGGGATTTTATACTCTTCTAGACGACGTCGATTTTAAGAAACAACAGAATCAGATCGTTGTTAGTGACGCAACCACTGCTGGGGCCCCCACGCATTTTGTAATCCGCGCCCAGGGCCGAGCCACAAGTGGACGAGTCGGCAGAGATAAGTTTACTATAGGCGATTTCGAAAGGTTCCGACGCCTTCCATTGTCGATTTCTAAAGTCAACAACATCGTGAGTGTGTACGACCTCGCCGGCCATCGCTACTACGAGGTTGACCACTTATCGCAAAATATCATATATAAGGCCGTCCGCAATACAACTGCCACTAGGGCAACCGTACCCAATATCCTTAAGCCCTTCCCGGTCCCGCGCCGATTCACGGTAGATTTCGTCGATGGACAAACTGTACTGCAGTTTGGATATGGTTCAGATTCTCAGTTAACGTCGGACGCTGTTACAAATCCAGCCAATCTTATGCTGGACATGACTGGCCGCGACTATGTGACCGATGTGGGATTTGACCCCAACAATTTGATGAATACCGACAAGTTCGGTATCGCACCATCCAATACGGAACTAATCGTGGCGTATCGATATAACACTACGACTGATGTGAACGCTCCTGTTAATTCTATTACCAAGGTCAATCGTCCCAAGCTTGTATTCGAACGCGAGAGTGTTCTCGATAGTAAGAAGAGAGGAGGCGTAGTTACTTCTGTTCAGGTTGTGAATGAAGAACAGTTTGTTGGGAGCGTCTCTCTGCCTAATTCTGAGGAGATTAAACAACGAGCGTACGGTTTTTTCGCGACACAGAACCGTGCCGTGACAGCGGAAGATTACAAATCCATTTGTTATGCAATGCCAGCGAAGTTTGGTTCGATCAAGAGAGTGTCAATCGCCCGCGACTTTGATGCTTTTAAAAGAAACTTAAATTTATACGTTATATCTGAGAATATGAGTGGGAAGTTAACCATTCCGAATGCCACCTTGAAGAATAATCTTAAAAATTGGATCTCACAGTATAAAATGATTAATGATACTGTTGATATATTGAATGCAAAAATTGTTAATTTTGGAATTGAATTTGAAATATCAATTGATTTAAGTGCGAACAAATTTAATGTTCTTAATTTGGCCAGCAGAGCCTTGGGCAAAAAGTTTGGCCAAACATATGATATTGGTGAACCCATTCTTATCTCAGATGTTAATAGAGTCTTGAACAAGGTCGAAGGTATATTGGACGTAGTCAGCGTAAAAATTGTAGAAAAGAGTGGTACCACATACGGAGGAGACTCTTATGATTTTAATGCCAATCGAAGCGCCGATTCTCGCCGAATTTTAGCGCAAGAAAATGTTATTTTTGAACTTAAGTTCCCCGGGAACGACATTAAGGGGAGCGTTATCTAATGGCTTTTAAAAGATATACGGCGAGTGCTGACACGACTCTCACCAACGCATTCGAAGCTAACCTGACTACACGCGGCACTGGATCTAATATGGGCTACGCTGATTCAGTAGAGGTTTTTTCCATCTACGGGCAGACGTCTAGCTCGGCAAACGGACAGAGCCAAGAACTCTCACGCACATTGATAAAGTTTCCCATAGACTCTATTAGCACTGACCGCTCTGCCGGCAACATTCCTGGCAGCGGCAGTGTTACTTTTTATTTAAAGATGTTTAATGCCAAGCATCCGTGGACATTGCCTCAAGATTTTACTTTAGTAGTCGCCCCCGTTTCTTCTTCTTGGATCGAAGGCACCGGCTTGGATATGGATGACTATTCCGATCTTGGAAAATCTAATTGGTTTTCTGCTTCGACAAATACTTCTTGGACCCACCGCGGCGGTGATTACCGTACCGGATCATCAGGCCCCGTGTATAAGCAAACTTTTTCATTAGGGTATGAAGATTTAGATATCGATGTAACCCATGTTGTAGAGAGGTGGATGCAAACCTCTGGGACGACTCTCCACTTTGATAATTATGGATTTGGAGTGATGCTCACTTCGAGCCAAGAAGCCTATGCCGCGGCAGCTACCACTAACGGCGTCATAGAGAATACCGGCGGCGCAGCGCAATCTTATTATACGAAGAAGTTTTTTGCCCGATCCAGCGAGTTTTTCTATCGACGTCCGCGCATTGAGGCTCGGTGGGACTCTCGGGTTCAAGATGACAGAGGAGCTTTCTATTATAGCAGTTCCGTCGCCCCCGGTGTCGATAATCTCAATACGCTCTATCTCTATAATTATGTGCGAGGCCGGCTCACTAATATTCCGGGAGTAGGTCTTGGAACTCTATATGTTTCTTTGTTTTCCGGAAACGCGGCCAACACACTTCCTGCCGGGAATGCAATGGTGTTACATAATAGCGCTACCGTTGTAACGGGCGGTTATGTGAGTGCGGGGATTTATTCGGCATCGCTGTGCATGACATCTTCGTCTGCCGGCGCACCAACCAAACTGTTTGATGTGTGGGCTTCGTTGCCTACAGGGTCAACGCAGTACAAGACGGGCTCTGTCATTACTAGTACTTTTAAATCATTTGAGGGCGCCCCCACATTTGATCGTGTCACCTCTATGAAAGAGTTGCGATCTTCGTATAGCCCCAATCAAACGACTCGTTTTAGGACATTCGTGCGAGATCGTAATTGGAGTCCCACGATTTATACTGTGGCCACCCGCAACAACCCCACAGAGGTAATCGAGAGCGCATCCTATAAAGTTGTCCGGATGGCCGATAACCTAGAAGTAATTCCTTATGGTACTGGCAGTGATTATGCGACTTATTTATCATTTGATGTAACCGGGAATTACTTTGATTTAGATATGAGGAACCTTGAAGAGGGATATATGTATGGAATTAAACTTGCCTACTATAATGATAGTATTGGCAGCTGGATAGAACAGCCCGAAACCTTCAAATTTAGAGTTGAATAGTATTTAGGATATGAGCTTTAAAAATTTATTTGACAAAGCGGAAGCGCGGACAACCTTAGCCAACCAGTCAGCACAAGAGGTTGGCTCGGCTATTGAGTCCGAAGCGTTTCAGACACAGGACATCATCAAGGAGGAGAGATTCATCCCCGCGGTGGACTATTCTTCGGCGTCTAGCTTTGCTCGGTACGGCTCAGCCGAGATGTACTATCGAGATTCCATAGATCGTATTATTCAACAGTACCCTTACGACGGATCACTACGAGAGAGACTCCAGTGGGAGAATGATTCTACTGAAATCGACCTTTATTTATATGACAATCTATATCCTCGTTCGACCGGCTATATTTTGTTATCCGCCGATGGATGGGGCGCCCAAACATCAGCGGCCGACGGCTACGGTCTCCCGACATCCCCAGAATATATTTATCTGAAGGGTGGCCCCCACGCCAACCCCAACGGTATGGAGAAACTACATCTTCAGTTTACTGGGTCCAATTACTACGATACTGGGTCCAATAGGGGATCCAACCTTAAATACGACCTTTCTGGCTCCGGCGTTACCGTGGAATTTTGGATGAAAAAAGACGCGTGGACAGGCAACACTACCAAAGAGGTAGTTCTCGATGTTTGGAATGGAAATACGATAGGGAATGGTGATTACGGCCGCCTTCGCGTGGCCCTAGATTCGGCCGCAGATGGTGGCGCGCCATTTCTAGTCACTCTCAAATCAGGCTCAAAGGGCGTCATCGATCAATCAGTAGGCAGCTCTGTAACGGTGGCTGACGAGGCCTGGCACCATTACGCTCTTACTTTCATGTCTTCCGAGACCGGAATCGACACGCGGCTTTATGTTGATGGGAATCTAAACCAGAAAACGAAGCTCGGCTCTGACGCGCTCAATCAAGTCACGGGAGCATTACAAGGAAATATCGGTGCCTTAGTGACGACGACAGCGGGAGGTGGAGCGCAATATGCAGGAAAACTCTCGGCTTCCCTCGACGAGTTTAGGTATTGGAAGACGAAACGCACCGGCAGAGACGTCGGTCGCTTCTGGTTTACGCAAGTGGGTGGGGGCACGAACGATGACCCGATGCCGTTCGAAGATACCACAGTAACTGCCAATACTGATTTAGGCGTTTACTATAAGTTTAATGAGGGCATTACTGGAGTTACCGCGACCGATTCTAACATTTTAGATTATTCCGGGCGAGTCACCAACGGTGCCTGGACGGGCTACTCTAGTAGTTCTCGTAATACAGGCTCGGCCATTATTTCATCCAGCGCGGCAATAAAGGAGTTCCAAGATCCAATTATCTATCCTTTTCATCCTGAGGTTGCCAGCTTACGCACAAGCCTAATTCAATCTGGTTCGGAGCATGATGCGGATAACACCGCTATGATGTACAGTACCATACCCAGTTGGATCACTGAAGATGATTTCGAAAGTGGTGAACACGTCCGGAAACTCACACAGATTCTGTCTAGCTATTTTGATACCTTGCATCTTCAGGCCGAGTCGCTTAATAAATTAAAAGATATCGATTATGTTAGTGGGTCCAATAAGCCTACTGTTTATGGACACAGGCTTCTCTCCTCACACGGGCTTGTTACTCCCGATTTATTTGTAGACGCGAGCGTGTTGGAGAAACTGGGAGACAGGAGCGAAGATAGAGTTTTTGAAAAATCCCTATCCGAACTTAAAAATCTTATTTATCAAAACATTTATAACAACTTAAGTTATATCTATAAGTCAAAGGGCACGGAGAAGGCGTTTAGAAATCTTATTCGCGCTTTTGGAGTGGATGATGACCTGATAAAGATCAACATGTATGCCAACAATGTTGAATTTGATTTCACCACCAATCGAAAAAACAAGGCAATAGCTAAGAAGTATGTTAATTTTAACACCATTTCCAATAGTGATGCTAGCGTTTTTCAGTTACGAAACCCGGGCGACACAGCCAACACGACAGGGTTTATATCCTCTAGTACGAATCTTACCGGCGGATATGCCGTTACTCTAGAGAGTGAGGTCTACTTTCCTAAAAAGTTTAGTCGCAGCGATGATTGGTATACCGATACCAACATCATTTCCTCATCCTTGTTTGGCGTCCACGCTACAACAACACAGCCGACCGATACTCCTGGCTCCGAACCAGCACAGACGGATACCACTATCCCGGTAGACAACGCGACCAACTTTCAGGTGTATGCTGTTCGAGATAGCGTGGATTCTCCAAATATTCAGTTTATATTAACTGGCTCGGATGGAGGCTATGTGCCCCGGCTCACAAGCTCTTTGTTCTTGGATGTGTATAATAACAATCAGTGGAACGTGGCCGTAAAGATTAGGCCTCAACGATATCCTTGGGTAGCTCAAGTTAGCGACGCTAGTAATGCCGGTTACTTTGTTGAGTTCGAAGGAGTCCACGTCGAAGCGGGGATTATTCTCAATAGCTTTAATGTTACGGGCACCATCGCCGGCGGCGTCTCAGGCCTCCCAGCATTTATGAGCGGCTCCCGCCGTGTGTTCTTGGGCTCTAACAAAACCAACGTTACCGGAGCAACCCTTCAGCGAAGCGACACCAAGATAGGGTCATGTAGGCTCTGGCTCGATAACCTTACCACTGAAGAGATGCAAGCGCATGCTCTAGATCCTCAAAACTATGGTCGAACTAATTCCGGGATGTATGCCTTCCCGTTCCAGTCTTCTGCTAGTTACGGAGATATTCCGGCCTGTGATACTCTTCTGTTGAATTGGAATTTTAACCAAAATACTGGATCAAATGCGGACGGAGGGTTTAGGGTTGCTGATCTTTCCTCCGGATCGGCCTCTCGATCGGGCAGTGCGGGATGGCTTAGTAACCTTCTTTATATGCAGCACCCTGGCTCCGGCTCGGAGTTCGAGGCATCGAGCACTTCTGTCACAGATAAAGATTTTGTAATAACGTCAAAACAAAATCTACCAGAGGCCCTAGAGTCTTCCGATATGATTACTGTTTTGTCACAACAAGATGATGTTGAATTCACGATCGACTCGCGTCCAACCAATTACTTCTTAGCTTTCGAGAAGAGCATGCAACAAGCGATCTCAGAAGAGATGATAAATTATTTTGCTTCGTTAAGTGATCTGAATACCCTTATTGGCGCGCCAGTTAATCTATATAGGCCCCACTATAAAGGTCTTAATTTTGTTAAACAACAGTTTTTTGAAACCGTCTCAAATGACGAGATCGATTTTGAGAAGTTCTTTGAATATTATAAATGGATCGATGATGCATTAAGTACTTTCTTGGCTCAATTGGCTCCCGTATCTTTGGACTTTGATCCTAACATTCGTACTCTAATTGAGAGTCATATCCTTGAAAGAAGTAAATATCAACATAAGTTCCCCTTCCTGGCCAAGTCAGAACCTGATATATCTGGAACGATTGGGACAATCGCCTCTCCCATAACGGTCAACTCTATTATTAATGACGCCCAGGGGACTGGTATTGAATCAGCCCACGCGCCCACGAAGCGAGTCACCGGGATGCCGAACACTTCACTGCTTAATAGTTGGAAGTATGATCATGCGCCTCTCCCCACGGCTTCTTGGGTCGACGGCGCTCGCCCACAGCAGGACGCAGGCTCTTTGGCCTGGTGGCAAAACCGTGCCGTACGAGGTGGTGACGCCGAACTCATGGTTTTAAATGCCACCGGAGGCATGCCTTCTGGTGCTTTGGCTGACCGCCAGGTCCTCCTTAACGCGATCAAGGCCTCCAACAGTCGCACCCTTAACCGCCCCTATAAATTCAGCGGCGGAGGCTCTGTGGTCCTTGGAGGCGTCGCACAGCACATCAATAAGCGCAAAGACTTTGTGTATGATGCGACAACTCCCATGGGCCCCGTCGTCGGAACCTCTAGCGTACCACAGAATATTATGGTCGCCGTCTCCGGAGATGTTGAGCAACTTATTAACACCAGCGATGTTTACTTCCCTTCCCAGAAGAGCCGCCTTGGATTCGGTATAAATCCTTCCATTAATATTGGCAACACTTCATCGGTTCAGTTTTATAGTGATTATCCCATTGTGGGCGACGGCGCCACCCTTGCGCCCTTCAGCCTCTACAGCTCTTCAATTGATGATGAGCTAGCAACCGAAATGAGCGCCTTTACGGGTAGTACTATCATTACGAATATGCACGCTGATTTAGCCTCAACACGGACGGATATTCCGATGCAGGGCCCCTTTACAGAGAAATTTGTGGGCGGCCGAGAGCATCGCCACATTCGTCTTAATGAATTTAGTTCAAAGAATCCGGCCTTTAATGGCCTAGACACTAGAGAAAATCGCCCGGAAGGTTTCCGGGTGATGATGGGCTACGAGTTAACCGGCGCAACGGGAACTACGAGTCCTTGGAAGTCGACCCCCGGGCGCCTACAAGTCGTAGGCCCTCAGTATCCCGAAATAGATACGGCCGCAGGAATATCCAATCTTTCTGATAGACCCAAAGCTAATCTTTCGCGGGTGGAATATGCCAAGCGCCCCGTAAACATCAAGAACATCAAGATGACAACCGGCTCCCTAAGCCAGTCTATGTCTGGCACAATCGATCATAATAGAATTGGTAACTACTCCAAGAACTATGAGGTTATTCAAACTGCTGGTCGTTCTCAAAACGATCCATTCTTCCAAGATCAGTCGTTCGATTTTGCTCTTTATCCCGAGACCCTTGCAACAAGAGGCCGATTTCCGTTGGAAAACCCGCGCCATGGCGCCCTTTATTTCGCGGACGGTACTAATTCTACATACGCGGACGGCACGTTGGTCGGCTCTGGTACTTTCTTGGATACAATTATGGGAGGCGCCGAAGCGGCCCTCAAGCCGCATGCAGTCTCGATGTGGATATATGCGGACTCGTCAGGAACCGATGATAATATATTCTTTAGTGTGGCTGAAAACGCCGTTTCGACCGGCCGCTACTTTCGAATCTTCAACGTCCAGAGTGATCCTTATCTGTACGCCTGGCTAGGGACCGATGCCGTCTGCCAAAGCACGACTGGCCAATTTCAACAGGATGCGTGGAATCATATTGCTTTTGTTACATCTGGTGGCGTCGACCATGGCGGAGACCTCAGTACGTATTGGTATATCAATGGAGTTGATGCCACGAATTCCTCCACGGCAGGAACCCCTAAGGCCATCACCGCGGACCAGAAGATGTGGTTGGGAGTCTATGGGTACAACATGGCCTACGACTTTTACCCGGGTTATGTATGTGATTTTGCTATTTGGGAGGCTTGTTTATCCCCAGACAACGTACAAGAAATATATAATAAGGGACGACGTTGGGATTTAGAGTCCAGCACCATCTCTAATCAGCTAGCACTCTGGTCTTCCTTTGGCTCTTCGAATCTCAGTTCTGATTGGCGCCGCAATCCAAACGGCAACAGCCCTGCTGGTTTTAATGGCGGCAAGTATGGGGGAGGCAACAACACTTGGCGAGTCGGCGGTAGTGAAGAATACCGAGAGTTGAGTGGCGCACTGAACCTTATGTGGACCGGCGGCCAGACACAAGTCCTTAGTGGCAACCTAGATTATGCTATCCCCGCGCGCACCGGTTCGGACTCCAATCAATCTATCATCGTTAATCGCTTTAATGCGCCCGGCGGCTGGGATGTTTCATCTCAGGGTTATATGGACCCCGCGCATGAAGAGTATTCTGTTTATAACGCGTTGCCGTTCAGAAATCGCCATGTGATTAATTATGGCGTATCCGGAAGTGCCAGTGCGCCTCCCTCGGGCTCCACTATCATCGTTCAGGATCAGATCGATCGCCCCCGGGGCTTAGATCAGCTCTGGACGCTCCACACGGGCCGCTACGGCGCCGACGCTGCCTTCGGAGAGGTAACGCTCGCAGAGGTCCAGCAGAACGCCAACCTGACCGTTACAAAGCCCTCCTTCCATAAGATTCAGAGGAACGCGAAGAAGCGCGTCGTTATTACGGGCTCCTTCGTTGCTCCCCCCGCCGCAACAGATCAGCCTCTTTCCACCGGATCGAGTTATGACAATCTTTTTGTGCAGCACCCAGTTCCCCGCGCAGATAGGAATTACGCCTGGATAACAGCATCGATGTTTCCTCATGCTGCCTTTTATGGGTACGACCAAAAGGTTTTGCCCTTTAGTGGTTCCACCAAAGTTTATGAGTTAGCAAGAGCAATTGTTACAGGCCCCAGCGGCTCGTCCGGGTCTTCTTATGTAACCGCCTCGTACCCGTTTGGCACCGGCTCAGACGTAGACAAGTCCACTTATGCACCGTCCGTTGAGCCTCCCTATACCACGTTGTATGTAAGTGGTAATATCAACTTCGCCGGCTTCGCGTATGATGAATATGCTACCCGCTATGTTAATTTAGAGACTCATACCTTAGAGCCTCCGATATATATGCCCAACAATCACTCCTATTTGATGTCAGGAAGTGGTGAGGATGCTTTTGCGGAAACCTCTCTTTATAAAGCAGGAGGCCCGGGCGCTTGGAGAGAAATGGGCGCACGTAACGGAACAACCCTCCCCTCCAGCAACGCTGCCTTTACCGTGGCTTGGTGGCAAAAATTTGATTTGACAGGAAGTACGGGAATCGTGAACCAGGATGACGACCCTGGCGCCGACCTAGATTATATGACTCCATGGCAATGGACAAACCGATGGGGCACATCTTCGAGGCGTAGATTTTGGTTCAAGTGGTATGGAGGTCTGGCCGTACCCTATTTCTTTATAGATGGACCGTACGCTTCGCTGGGTGTCGGCGACGGAGAAATTCGGCCCACCAGCGCCATCAACTACTTGCGCTCGGGCCTATGGTATCATCTCGCTGCTACCTTTGATGGTATCGACCCCGACGGCGCCAATACCGAAGATCATATGAAAATATATATTAATGGCCGCGCCATAACAACAACAGTGGAAGAGGAATTGAAGGCGCCCTATGGTATTGATGGCCCCCTTTGGATTGGCGGGTCCAGACATAACTGCCACCCCTTTGTAGGAAATTTAGATGAAATGCAGGTCTATAATCGCGACCTGTCGGCCCCTGAGATCCGAGATCTCTTTGAGCGCGCCGGCACAAACTTCTTTGGCGCCCCAAACCTCAAAGACAGTATGATGTCATGGTGGAGATTCGGCACCACTCCTGGCGACAGTGTCTCCGTAATCCAAGACACGATTAGGAATAATGACGCCATACAGTACTATACTAGTGGCGTAGTCTCAATTTCGGATGCCGTCCCCGCCTCTGGATCCGATGGCGCGCAGGGGAATTTGGACGTTTCCGTGGTGACTCCCACGGGCCCTGGTTCATATAATGCTAGCGCCTCCTATGGTCTGTATGCTATCACCGGCGCATTTTGGAGTAATTCATCTATCACTTTCAATCAGACAATGCTAAACCTTAACGGGCCATATCAGCATCCCAGCTGGAAGCAGATTCGCACAGGCGAACACCCCGTCGCTCGAAAGATGAGAGAAACTAATCGCATCTCGGTATCTGATCGGCCGCCTATGGTTGCAATATATCGCGCTGGCGCTGCTGATCCAATTAATGTCGTCCGCGCGAAGAAACCTCAGGGATTTACCGATTATGTTGAATCGCCGGTCGTCAGTCGTTATAAGCCACTGGTAGCGGCCTTTGAGGACTTATCTGAAAGTCCAGTCCCCGGCACCCGCGTTCAAATGAAGGTGGCGTGGGGAAACAATATTACTTATTTTACCCATAATGGGCTCAATAGCCGCCTCAACTTAGAAGTGGATCCCGCCGAAGAACAGGCGTATAACGGCGTCCGACAATTCATCAATAGCGAGAGTGAGAATCTGGGGGCCTATGTCTCTTACGGAGAACAAATATATCCAGCTGAAGCGAATGCATACAGGCAACAAGTGCGCTCGCGACTACATTATAAAATCGACAATATATGGGCCAACAACAGAGCTGATCGGACATATCCTGTGACAAATTCACAGGGGTATTGGGACAATATCGGCCGCGCCCAAGATGGTGGGCCTGAGTCCCCTTGGCCACTTGACACTCCTATGTATATTACGTCTACTACATCATCGACCGGGTATCGTCCGAGCTATGTTACGGCCTTCTCTTTCCTCAACTCCGGAGGCGGCTTCGTTCGATCTACCGCTTCTGTTTTTCTTTCAGGAGGCCTGGGCCCCGATGGCATCTCCTTCTATGGCGGCTTTAGTAACACCGGAATGCTACCCGGGAATTTTGCATCGAATATGCATAATTCCGTTGGTAGTGGAACTGGCTCCGGCGGCGGCGAGCTTCAAAACACTTATAATTTCTGGATGAGAAAGCCCGGGCCAACAGCGCGCGTAGCCGGCACCACGGACTCCCTAGGCGGCTGGATGACTGGCACCCTCCACCCAGCCGCCTCTTATATCCGTCCTATTCTCGAAGTCGGCCGCGCCGTCGTTCCCGGCGAAGCTGCCGAACTCGGTGGTCGCCGATTTGCCGCGTCCCTACAAGTCGGCTTTCACCCATGGGTGGCACCACAACAGAGCGGTCTTTCCCCGTACCGCCCCTATGATGAATATGCTCAGAACTTGCGTACTGCTGGTAAGGAGTACAGCATCGTCCCGGAATTTAGAATTAGCGAACATTTGGAAAACTATTTTGGTTCGACCAGAAAAGAGCGCGCCACAAATGGCTTTTTATCCAGATTAACAAATCTTATAGAATTAACAGGTGCGACGGCGGCCGCAGACTCTAACGCCCGATTTTATAAGACCTACAGTAACAGTGATTTCTTAGAATTGTTTAAGATTGTGGATGAAGACTTCCGCGAAGAGCGAAAACCTTCTCGTTCCCGATCAGAAGACGACCCCGAAGCTCCAACTCTTCGCTCTCTGGACCTCCAACGCCATGGCACAACCCTTAAGGCATCCGCTTTCCTTTCCTTCTTGCCTTATAAGGGCTTCTATCCTGTAGAACGAACTGTTGCATTGGCTTCTTATTTTTCGCAATCGATGGGAACGTTTTTGCCGGCAACTCGCAGCGCCCCTGGCGTAGATGTGGACGGAAACACCACGGTCCCCGTTCGCGATGGTGTCTCGGCTCCCTGTTCCACCGCTAATGAGACATTATCTAAGATTCTACTGCAACCTCTGTTCGCCCCGGGCATCTTGTTTAACACTATCAAGTCTGGCATCGCGGTGAGTAACTATGTTATCCGCAACACTGCATCCGACCCCGGCCGAGATCGCCCTGCTTCGCTTTTTAATGTGGCTCCCAGCGCCGCCGGACATCATCGATACAGCCCGCTCCAACACACCGCAATGAACTCTTATTGGAATTGGACCAATTACTTCGCTAATCCCATTTCGGTGCCATATCGTTACGGACACCTCACTCCAATAGATGATTATCACGAGTATAATTTTAACAGCTCCGCATCGATTCAGTCGTCATCCGTTTGTTCCGCGTCCTTTTTTCCTTTAAACTTGGGAACGAGTGCCTCAGCCGGAGCCTTTGCGGTCCAGGCCATCGGCATCGTCCCGCCCTCTGGCTCCAATACAACTGCATCAGCTGCTATTTGGCCAACTAATCGCTCGGGGTTTTATCTGCATAAGCTGCCTTTTGAGGCAATCCGACGCCCTCAGGATTATCTTTCGGCCCGTGGCCTCGCCGGCAGAGCATCACTGCACCGACCCCCGAAGTGGCAATACGGAGTGTTGCTGGGGACCGGTAGCTCGGACGCAGGTAACAACCCAGCAGTAGGCCTCGGTTCGGGTTGGTTGTATGACGAGGGTTGCGCAAGCTTCTCCTCTAGTATGGCAATGAGCGTTTACTTTAATGGAGTACTCGCCAATGACAATCAGAACAAGATTCGCTGGCCTGGACAAATGAGCAGCCCGCTTTACGAACTGGCCATTGACAATTTCTTGTGTGAGACACTAAACTTCTTCCAAGATGGTCTAACAAGTTTCGTGTCAGCAGAGGAGACGGAGTTTAACCCAGTTAAGAAAAATCACTATTATGGCATGAGGGTGAATCTATATCGTACTACCGATGATGAAGGTAATCCAAATTTTGGTATGTATAGTCGGGCCAGTGCATTTGGCGCGCCCCTTAAGGCCTCGGGTTCCCGCGGCGGAAACATTACTTATTCTCATTTAACGCCCCCATACTACAATGGAGGAGCAACCGCAGATATCATTTATAAAGCCAGCTATAGCGATCGTCCGGCCCTGCAGGACATTATCTCACAGGTGGTTATTGAATACAATCGAGACGTCGAAACAAACTTAGTGGCCGGGACGTTTGGTTCAGATGGCCCGAATGGTTATCTAAGCAGCTCTTATATTGGCAACGTTACCGGTGCACTTCACACCGATTATGTTCACAATCAGATGCAAATTAGTGCCAGTGTTAATTTGTTGGATAAGATCTTGGCCGTCCCTGCAGGTCCGGGCGCAACAGCCAAGCCTCGATGGCTCATCCAATCTAAATTTGAAACCCCGGTTCTCAACTTTTATGATACCCCCTCACTGCCACATGGTACCTCTTCAATGGGAGACGCCGGAGGCCAGAGCGGAGTAGGGTGTATTAATGTGACTTCATCAACCGCCCCATTCCAAATTCGCGGGATGTGGCACCAGTACGGCCAAATACCAAGTGGCTCAGAAGGACTATTTTTGGGGGTTCAAGATCTTCCGACGAAATACTCATCATCTTATTATAGCGGCTCGATTGAACTCAAGTCTCTCAGATCGGTGGTAGGGTTTCAAAACGCCGGCGACCAAAGAGTTGGTCAACTAGCAGAAGCAAAAACTGTTAGAGAAGCAGTTATATGTGTGCCCTTTACTGTTAAGAACAACCGGCGCCAATTTTTTAGTCTTCCTCCAACTCGAATGCTACACCGCGCCCGAGCATTCGCAACGCGTTCCCGGAACCGCCAAATCCCGGCACAACGAAGTTCTCGCTTCGATAGCCTAAGGAACAGAGCCGCAGTCTCTGCCCAGAAGTGGGATCAATATGGTGATGCATATGATAGGCAGCTTTCTATTTTAACAAGTTATGTGTTGCCCCCAACCTTGGACTTTTTTACCAACCCAAGTGTGCGCCCAGTTTATTTTACTGCTTTTGAATTTAGCGACACCTTTAGCCAAAAAGATCTTCAAAACATGTGGCAAAATCTACCGCCGGAGAGCAACCAGAAATTTAAAAAATTGGAAAGCTCAGTTCATATTTCAGAATTTTGGACAAGCCGATTCTTTGGCCCGGAGAACGGCGGCAATGTTCAGTGGATGGTTTTCAAGGTTAAACAAAGGGCTGCAAAAGATTATGATATTTTCTCCAAACAGGGGCTCACGCAGGACACTCCTATCACTTCGCCGTCGATTCGATCGCCATATACGTTCAACTGGCCTTATGATTATTTCTCCTTAGTTGAACTACTTAAAATTGATGAAAATATG